GATTATCATTCCAGGGTAAGGAAGTAATTGGAGAAGCCGAGATCCTCCCAACCCCTGCTGGTAAAGTAGTCGAAGGATTGATCCGTGGTGGAGTTAAGATTGGAATTTCAAGCCGTGGCATGGGAACCTTATCAGAGGGCAGAAACGGAACCAAGACTGTAAATGAAGACTTCCGTCTTGTTACGTTCGATATAGTGGCTGACCCAAGCACCCGTGGAGCTTATCCAAGTCTAACTGAATCAAGAGAGCAGAAGAAGGATAAGCAAATAATTGAATCAACAATCAAGACGGTTGTTGGCGAGAGATACTTTGTTAAGCTTCTTGAGATGAAGATTGATCAAAAGCTTAATGAAGCTAGAATTAATCCAAATACTAAGCCAAAAGCCGCCGCCAGAAAAGCTAAACAATTAGCTAAAATGGAGCGCGAGCGCAAGGCGGGGGTTAAGAATCCCCATAAGCCACGAAGAAAGCTAAGATTTAGGCCGGGGGACGAGGATCCAAGCCCTATCTAATAAAATAAAAAGTGAAAATTATTCACATAGAGGATAAATAAGTAATAGTATGAAACACAATCCACTAGAGCAAATTGCCAAGCTTCTGCCAGAGGGCCTAACGGAGAGCATGATTGAAAGCATCGCCACGTTAGTCCACCAGAAGATTGAAGAGGAAGTTAACGCTAAGACCGAGGCGTTAACAATTAAGGTCAAAGCTTTTCTTAGAGGACAAATAGATTCTCTAAAGGAACAAGCGATTAAGGAATTAGAGCTTGAGAACGACACGTTCCGCAACGCTCAACTCTTTGAGTCAGTTAAAGCTTTATTCTCAACCGAGTTAAACGCGGAAGATGAGGATAACGCAATCAATATACTTTCGGCTGAACACCAGTCAACATCACAGAAGTTAGAAGTTTTGGCTTCTGAGTTAGACGGTGCTCTACAAGAGAATGTTCAGTTGAAGAATATGATCAAAGTTGTTTCTGGCAAGAACGATAAACTTGAGGAATCAATTTCATATTACAAGCAAAATTTAGCGGAATCACGGGCTGAACGCGCAATGCGTCTCTCGGATACTGCTGAAGTAGTTTCTAAGGAAACTTTCCAACGTCAAGGGAGAAAATTAGAAGAGCGAAAGGAAGTAGCTCGCCATGACGGTGGTAATCAATTTTTGACTGAGGATGTCCTCAGATTGTTTAAGTAATTTTTAGGAGAAATAAAATGGATGTATCAAAGATTGGTGGATCACCTGATCTAGTTCAGAAGTGGTCAAAAGCCCTTGACGGTATTAAGAGTGAGTATACCGCAAGAGTCACCGCACAATTGTTAGAGAATCAGGCTAAGGCTGTCTTAGCCGAAAACCAGAGAGCCATAAACGAAGGCTACGGTGAAGGTGGCGGAACTACAACGGTCGGTAACATCGGCACGTTCCAGAAGTTCGCGTTCCCATTAGTTCGTAGAGTATTCCCAAACCTTGTATTCAATTACATCGGTGCTACTCAGCCAATGGATGCTCCTGTTAGCCAGATATTCTATCTGGGTAACAGCAGATGGTCAGACACGGCACAGCAGGTTGTTTACTCAAAGTTCAACCTGACATATAACGCCAACGGAACCGCTGAGACTAGCCCAATAGGCTCAGTATCTGCTCCTGGTGCGCAGGTTGGAGCCTGGGGTGCTAATCCGCTGTTAGCTAGTCAAGCTTCTACAACCGCTGGATTCTCACTTTCAAACGTATTAGGAAAGAGCAATGGAACTCCATCATCAACATATGGTGGTAAGATTGCTTCATTCCCAGATGCCAGCACGACCCTGGGTTGGGTTGTATCGGCTGGTGAGCGTTTGGATGGAACAGGAATCCCAGAGGTTCAATTCCATATCGAGCAGCAGGCTGTCGTTGCCAGAACACGTAAGATGCGTGCTCTGTGGACGATTGAAGCCTCACAGGATCTCAAGGCTTACCACAACCTCGATCTAGAGAGAGAACTCACCGATCTTCTTAGCAAGGAACTCTCGCTTGAAATCGACCGTGAGCTTATTGAAGACATTCGTATGATTGCTTACGGATTGGGAACCGCTGCAAGAGGCGACTCCTACGGTGGGTGGGTCGCGGGATCACTTGATAGCAACTACAACTCAAACAACTTCCAAACGGAATATGGAAAGGTCACTGGAGCCAATGGAACTGGCTCATTTGTTCCAACAGCGTTCACTTGGGGCAACGGTGCCGCAGGATTCACGAATGGTGCAACGACAGCTAAGAGCAGCAACGTAATTGTTGCCGATCTTAAATCATTCCTTGGAACCACCTATGCCCCACAACATGTTGGGCACATGTTTGCCAACTTATTGGCAGTCCTTAACTTTGCTTCACAGGACATCTACAAGACAACTCAACGTGGGCCAGGAACGGTTCTCATCACATCACCACTTATGGCTTCACTCCTTGAGTCAGCCGCTAAGTTGGAAGGTGGAATTGCTGCCACTGACGGGCCAACCAACATGGGAAGCAAGATTGAATACAAGGGCAAGTTCGCTGGCAAGTATGACCTGATCGTTGATCCTCTGTTCCCAGAGGACGAGATTGTCATGGGATACAATGGCGGAAACCCAATGGATTCAGGATTCGTTTACTGCCCATACATCCCAATGATGCCACTGCCAATGGTAACTGATCCAGGCACCTTCCAGCCAAGAAAGGGTATCATGACACGTTATGCTAAGGCTGCTATCCAGCCTGCCAGCAGATTCTACCGTGTCATCAGACTCATCGGTGCTGGTGCGGATTACCTGCGTCCAGGAATCTACGCTAACACTGGCGTAGCTCTCCCATGAGGTGAGTAATAACTAATTAATATTAGTTAATTAAAAGGCGGGTTTATAACCCGCCTTTTTTATTTGAGAGCACCTAAATATTAATAGAATGTTAACTCCTATAGTTGCAGGTTATGGTTCTTCCTACGGGAAATATGGCGGGGCTAAATTAACTGATTATGCCTCAGCAGGGGATATAGATCCGTCTAAATTAAATAACAATTTAGAAGTAGATGGAGTTCAGTTTAATTTATTTGAGCAGTCAATCTACGACTTTGTTCTAGCTCAATTAGGTCACCCTATAGTATCCGTAGAATTAACTCCATTTCAAGTTAAAACTTGTATAGACGAAGCCATCTCTAAATTAGATTACCACTCACCACAGTGGGCTAACCAGTATGCTATCTTCGACGCATCATCTGGATTGAATGTTTATGAACTGCCTTCGTTTATGATTAATAATTTAACTTACGTTGGATACAAGAAGGATATTCTAGGATTAAACTATACTCCAGGTTCCCTTGCATTCGACATGACGTTAGCGTTCTTCAATACTAATAGATTCTTTCAGGGAGGAAGTATCGGAGACTTCTTCTTAACTCAGCAATACCTGGAAATGATGCGAAGAGTTCTTTCAAACGAAGGATCTTGGAGCGTCATGAACAACAAGTATGTTCAGTTATACCCAGTGCCAACTGAGACGCCAACTCCTGTCATCGTAGAATACAGAGCATTGGACTCTAACACGATCAACCATGCCTACAGGAACTGGATCCAAAGATACGCTTTGGCAACGGCTAAGGGCATCCTGGGGCAGATCAGAGGCAAATACAAGACACTCCCAGGCCCAGGTGGCGGCGCACAGCTAAACGGGGACATGTTAAGCAAGGAATCTAAGGAAGAAAAAGTAGCATTGGTAGAAGAGTTGATGACCCAGATAGAAGAAAGACCCTATTTCATAGTAGGATAATATGTCTAATTTCTCTAAATTTAATTCTAAGAATATTAATCTTCCTAGCACTGACGAATACGAAAGTCCGTTTAGACTTTTCAACAAAGCTTCAGATCAAAATCTATTTAACATAATGGATCAGGAGCAAATGAAGTTAGCTGGATCTCCTTTGTTTGTTTACAAGTATTATCAAAATGTAAATATTGATGATGTCTACGGAGAGGAGAGAAATAAGACAATAGCCGTTGAGCCAATCAGAGTTTACGGATTCTATCAGCCAAGAGCTATTGAAGAAAACCTAACTCAGTTCGGAGTAGAGCTAATTAACGATCAGCAGTTTACTTTCAATAAGAGCTACATAGAGAGAAAACTTGGTAGGTCTGTAATCCCTGGTGACATCATAAAGCCAGAATTTCAAAACTTAAAGTTTGAAGTCTACGAAGTGCAGGAAGACAGTTTTGAACTGTATGGAGTTTATCATTTACTTTGTAGCTCTAAGCTGCTCAGGGATTCCAAAGATGTTCACACACAGACCCCGCCTGAATCTGATCCAATAGATAATTTAATATCAGAATAGCATGAACAACATAAACTATAAAGTATTGCCTAAAATTATAGAGAAGACTGATGAGTCAACAGGAATGATGATTCATAAGATCTATAAGGATACTTTAAGATATTTAATAAATACGTTCTCAAACGTATAC